TGGTGATGTCAAAGAGACAAATTTAAGATTTGTTAATGGTAAAAATGAATGATAACTGAAAACCAAGTACAAGAAGCTCTTGATTGGATGATTAAAAATGAGGATGCTTTAGCAGCAGCTAAAGCTGCATACCATGATCTTGATAGATTTAGCAAAACAATAAAAGCAGAGCTGATGTCTAAGATCAGTAGCAATATGTCTGTCGCTGCAAGAGAGACAGAAGCACTAGCCAATGAAGAATACAAAACACACCTGGATAATCTTCGTATTGCAGAGGAACAATATCTTAGATTAGAATACAAGATGGATCATAACAAACTTATTTGTCAGTTATGGCAGACTATCTCGGCTAATAAAAGACAATCAGTCTAGTGTCTACTTATAATGAATTTTTCAACAACACCGAAAGTCTAACTGCTGAAAGTCTGTTATGGGTGTCTGTTATAGTCCAAGCCATACATGATGCACGAATAGATTTTAATGATGTTAAAATTTATGATGCACCTAAAAGCAGAAACAGAATGAAGTTTTATGTGACTGATGCAGATGGTTACATTTTATCTCAGTCAAGAATGAAAAAGTTTTATGAATGTATTACTGCTCGTTTATGGTTTGAAAGACAGCAAGATGATTACGAAATGGTTTGTGCTATGTCAGGCATGAACCAAGACTATGTTTACAGAATGTATACGAAAGTATTAGAAGATGACGATATTGACCCTGTTTCTATGTTGAAACAATTTATGAAACACTAATCAATAATTTTTACAATACGTAAACGACCCATGTCATTTTCTAGCTCGACCTTCAAGTTTTTACATTCTATTCTTATGCCTTCTTGCTCTTCACCTATTGATCTTGATACAACTCTTTTTTGCGATAAACAATCAGACATTCCATTAGGAAAAGGCACATATTCAATTACTGATCCATTTTGAATCATCATCATTACAAATACCATTTCAATCATATCTATTATCTATTTCTACAATCATTAATGGGCGAATATATCCAACATCAGGACTTTCTCCATTATCAGTTTTCATTATATAGCCTTTATCATTTCTAGGTAAAAAGTGAATTTTAACATTTTTTCTAATACAATTTTCATTATTGTTCCAAAAATATTTCAAAAAATAATTCGAATTTGGATTTGCTGGTATTAGAAAAACAGCAAGACATTTATGTTCAAATGCTTTTTCAATAAATTTTACTATTCTGCTGTCATACATTGGGTGACAATACACAATTTCATTATCCCAATTTTTATCCAAAGCTGAATTTTCTTTTGTCCAATATTTAGGCAACAAATAATTTTTATCAGATGCACAAGCATCAACTGTAAAATTGTATTTTTCTTTTAATTGATCCCAAATAATATCTGGCGTACTTACATACTCCATTTTTAAAACATTTTTTGATTTATCTTTTGCCATTATATTTGCAGGACACATTAGTAAGTTCCGTTCTTTTCTTCTAGGTCTATTATTCTTTCTTCGTGAAACTGTATAGTCATGTCATTCTTTTTAATGTTTGGTACTTCAGTTTCAATCTTTTCTTTAAGTTTATCTTGTTCTTTCGATAGAAACTCCAACAACATAAACTGTTCCTGGTCAATAGGCTTTTGCGTAGATGCCTCAAGTAAATCTTGTTGCATTAATTGTAGTTCAGTTTCAATGATATTTAATCTTTCTATTACTCCAAATCCAAACCACGCTCCTACAATACAAGCTCCTACGATACTGAGCAAGTTACGCATAGGCATGGAGACGGATGTGCTGTCCGATATTTTCATACTTCGTCTAACTCCCTTCCTTCACAAAAGAAAGCCCATGTTCTAAGGTTTTGACCATTTCTTTTGCCATGAACTTCTGCAAGCTCATAAACCAATTCAGCTTTATTCCAGAAAACATAGTCTAAACACTCAACTTTACCACTGAACGTCTGTTCAGAATATGTACTATAGGATGGTCCTTCAACATCAACGTGCCACAGCATAGCTGTTATTATCCAGATCATTTCTTACCAAAGAATTTAGATGCTCCACGAATTCCAAATGAGGCACTCACGATCACGCCTAAGGTGTATTTGTACCAGTCAGGGGTCATGGCTAAAGCTGCAAAGCCTCGTTCAACATACTCTACAGTAAACGGTAAAAAACAAAGCAACAGAGGGATTGAAAATAATATAGTGAGGTACTCGTCTTTCCAGGATTCTCTGCTACCTTTGATAGCTTCAACATCCCAGTCTATCTCTCCTGCGATTTGTTTCTTTTTCAGTTCTGTCTCTGCTTTGATTGCAGTTAGTTTTTGTTCTGCTTTTGCTTTTTTGGTTTCCATGTAACCGCCAATAGCATCACTAGCCACTCCTAAGAGTGGTTTGATTAACATTTGTAACATATATATCCTTATAAATTTTGTATGATATGGCTAAGCTCTATACAACGAGCAGGTGTTTGTTTATGCCATAAGCTGTCTCTCATCTGTGAACCAGCTTCTTTAAAATCGCATTTGCTTAGTGCTGTAAACATTTTGCGAAATTTTCTTACCCCACTTTGACCAAGTTGAAAACACATCTCAGTCAAAACTCCTTCCACGATATATTTCTTCTTATCATCTAACTCAGAAAAGTCTGTACCAGTTAAATGTTCATATATAAGAGTTGTTGCACCATCATGTGCTTTTGTAAAATCTTGATCGAATAATTTTTCCCAACCATCTTGTGTTGTTGGTATTTCTTCACCGTCTAATATTTTATGTCCGTAACCACCAGTCTTATGTCCTTCTGTGCATAAGTACGGTTCTAGTCGATAACCTTCATGCCCTTTGATGCGTTCTTTAATATCGTTCATTTGATCGTATATCCTGACGGTTGTGTAGATAGTTTAGGTAGTTTGTCAGGTTGATTTCCTTGTAAAATATCTTCTATTTCTTTGTGTAAATACCAAACAACAGAACCGATAATGCTATCTCTAGTAAATGTTTCTGAAATTTCTTTTAATGAGCATCCATACTGTAGAAGTAAAGATACAGCTTTACCAGAGCTGCGTAGCTCTCTATCTAATGTTGACTCTGATTTCTTTGTTTTGACCCATATCGCTACTGGTGTTATGCCAGTTTTTGAAATAATGTGATCTAGTGTAGCAACGATAGGCATATCGTCTATTATCATACGAACATTTACGGATCTCATCCTATTTGGAATATCCATTCGCACCACGTTATTCATAATCTCTTTCTATTATCATTTCCAGGTAATGTATAGCTTTTTCTATATCTTCCTTTTTACCCTTGTATTTGTGCCTACAAACATATTTTATCACATTACCCTCTGCATACGGTAGATTATTAATATTTATAAACTCTGCTGGTTGTATGATAAATTTTTTGTAATGATCGCCTTTTATTTGTTTATCTAGTGTCTTCACGGACACACTTTATTCCATCTTCCACCTTTGTTCAACACCATTGGTAACAATTTTGGTTGACTGTCTATAATAATACCACAACCAATGATCGGTCTGTCTTTAAATACTTTGTCGTAAGCGAAAGCCAGTGCGTCTTTGTCGATTAAACAACCGACCTGCATACACCATAGAAGGCTGTTGGGGTTGCCCCAATACGATATGCCATACTTGGTATGAAAATGACCTTGCACATAACAAGTGCCCTGCTTTTGTCCTACTGCCATTATATTAGCAGATTTACCATGATGAAAATGTACGTCATTACCATCTGGTAATCGGATAGTAAGTTCGTTATGCCATTTCCAACCTTTGCCTACTTCTAAGACTTGGTTGTAATCTCTTATGTATGCTTTAGGTAAGCCAGCCTTAAAAGCTCTTCTGTATGCAAGGCTACCATGATTAGAATGTAGTAAGTCTACATTGCTCCACAGTTTTTCTATTTGGTGTATTGTTTCTCTAGCCTCGTAAAGTTCATCACCTGCACTTGGCAAGTCAGGATCTTGTCCATGAAAATTTAGACCATGTTTATCTGTTTCATCTCCAATGTGAACTATTCTATCAGGCTTATATTTTTTTTTAATTGATTTTAAAAAAGGGATTAAATCAGGATGATGGTAAGGCGAATGAGTATCTGAGATCACAAGTATGCTCTTGTTTGACATACCTTTTTTTACTTGATTGCACCTATACGTGCAATACTACATCAAAGTCCTAATTATTAGGTAGCACATTTGTAAGAAAACAGTAGTTCCTATAAACCATACAAGAGTTCTCAGTTGTCTCATATCTTTTTCAATATGACATAAATGATTGTCTT